TTGAAAAACAATTCTGGGGGGACTGTACAAACACCTTTGATGAAGAGCAAAAGCATTTCACGTATGCTTACTACATGGGGATAGAAAGAGTTGGGTATAGTTTTAATGTACATGAGAGTAAGGTGTTAGACATAGGAGGCGGTCCTGTATCGATGTTACTAAAGTGTAAAAATTTGAAAGAAGGAAAGGTGTACGATCCTTTAATATTCCCTAAATGGGTATACGATCGGTACGCTATTAAGAATATAAAAACAAACACTAGTGACGGTGAAGATGTTGACGAAACCGGGTGGGATGAAGTCTGGATTTACAACTGTTTGCAACATACGAAAGATCCTTACAAAATTATTAAAAACGCACTAAAAGCTGCAAACACGCTTCGTATATTTGAATGGATCGACATACCACCGCACGAAGGCCATCCGCAAATGCTCACTAAAGAGTTGCTAGATAAATGGATCGACAATCCAGGGAATACTATAGAGTTATCAGAGAACGGCTGTCATGGAACAGCATATTACCAGTACGTTACGAAGTAATTAAAAGCAGAAGTAATGAGATTTCATGTTTTAGGACTTCCTCACACAGTGTCGAACAGCGAATACGTAGCTTGTGCATATACACAAAAGGTTGTGAAGTTTTGTAAGATGATGAAAGCTAAAGGTCATTACATCGTACATTACGGACATGAAGATTCTAATGTAGTATGTGACGAAAACGTGACTGTTACGACTAATGAAGATTTGCAAATAGCTTACGGATCTTACGATTGGCGAAAGAATTTTTTTACTTTCGACGTAAACGATCATGCTTATACTACGTTTTATAGAAATGCAATTAGAGAAGTAGGAAAGAGAAAGCAACAAAATGATTTTATACTTCCATTCTGGGGACAAGGAGTAAAACCAGTGTGCGATGCTCATTCTGACATAATTACAGTAGAACCAGGCATAGGATATGCTGGAGGACACTGGGCTAATTGGAAAGTATTTGAATCTTATGCTATATACCATGCATATTGCGGTTTATCTGCTGTCGGTGAAGCAAAACAGTCTTGGTACGATGTGGTCATTCCTAACTATTTCGACTTAAGCGAATTCGAGTACTCTGATAAAAAAGATGACTACTTCCTATACTTAGGAAGAGTATACGACGGTAAAGGAGTAAACATTGCAATACAGACGACAGAAGCTATAGGTGCTAAATTAATCATAGCAGGGCAGAAAGAAGAAGGTTATTCATTACCAGGTCACGTAGAATACGTAGGGTATGCTGATTTAGAAACTCGAAAAAAGTTAATGGCTAATGCAAAAGCTAGCTTTATACCATCAACATACGTAGAACCATTCGGAGGCGTTCAAGTTGAGAATCTGTTATCTGGAACACCTACTATAACAACAGATTGGGGTGCATTTACTGAAAATAATCTTCATGGAATAACCGGATACCGATGCAGAACGATGGGGGATTTTATAGAAGCAGCTAAAAACATACATGAAATAAATCCTAAAAACTGTAGAGAATGGGGAGAAAATTTTTCATTAGAAAAAATTTCAAAAGTATATGAGAAGTATTTTCAAGATGTACTAGATGTACACGAAGGTGAAGGATGGTATTCTAAGAAAAGCATAGATGTTCTAAGTTCGTTAGAAAAACACTACCCTCGAAATTTAAATTTAATCAGATAAGAAATGAACTGGGTTTATAAAGGTAAAGAAATTAGTTCCTTAGAAGATATGCCAGATGGTGCAGTAGGATTTGTGTACGAAGTCACTTATACTGTAGAAAATAAGAAGTATATAGGAAAAAAAATACTTGAAGTTAAGAGAAAGCTACCTCCTTTAAAAGGAAAGAAAAGAGTAAGACGAGTAACTAAAGAATCTGACTGGAAAGCATACTACGGATCGAATGAAGAAATTAAAAAGTTGTTATCTGAAGGAAAGGAAAAAGAATTTAAACGAGAAATATTAGAATTTGCATTCAGTAAAGTACAGCTGACCTATTTAGAAACTCGATATCAATTTGATAGACGAGTCTTAGAAAGGGACGACTATTTTAATAGTAATATTCTAGGTAAATTTTATAAAGGAAAAGTTTGAAGTTATAATATTATTTCCTAACTTTAGGAATGGATTCCGTTCTATTAAACGTATTAGCAAATAACTTAGGAGAATATGAGCAGAAAAAGGATAAGAATTACGCCTTTCACTGCCCTTTCTGTAATCACTATAAGAAAAAACTAGAAGTTAACTTAGAGAACGGATTATGGAACTGCTGGGTGTGTCATAAGAAAGGCTTTAGTGTTACTCGGCTTTTGAGGAACGTGCATGCATCGGATAGCGACATCTCCATTGCTCAAGCTAACGAAAAGTATCTCAAGAACCGAGATAAGCATACTAAAATAGATGCTCCTATTTTACACTTACCGTCTGAATTTGAACCTTTTCATAAGATAGAAAGAAATTTTCTCACAGAGAAAGCAGTGCGATATCTCCTAGGAAGAGGACTTTCACAACACGAAATACTACAGTATAAGATAGGGTTTTGCCAAACAGGTAAGTATGCAAATTCCATTATAATACCTAGTTACGATTCTAAAGGTGTTTTAAATTTCTTCGTAGCTAAGAACATGACTACAGGTAGGTATATGAATCCGAACTTTTCAAAGAATCAAATTATCTTTGATATGTTTATGAACTGGAGCCATAACATTATTCTAGTAGAAGGCGTATTCGATGCTTTTGCTATTAAGCACAATGTCATTCCTCTGTTAGGAAAGATAATGTCTAAGAAATTAAAACAGAGATTAGTGACTAGTAAAGCAGAGAAAGTTTACATCTGTCTTGATGGGGATCAAAAAGAAGATTCTATTAGAATAGCCGAATTCGTACAAGGATTAGGAAAACATGCTTACATTGTTAAACTACCGGAAGATAAAGATCCAAGCGAATTAGGACATGAAAAGATATGGCAGTTAATATCTGACACAGAAGAATTTAACCAGGAAGATTTATTCCTACAAAAGTTACAATTAAAATGGTAAGAAAACTATATACATCGATTAAAAAAGTAGATAAGATTTTTCATCTTGCAGATATACATATTCGAAATTTTAAACGACATAAAGAATATCGGGAAGTTTTTGAAAGAACATATGAATACATAGCAAAAAATAAGACAGAAAATTCTATTACTTACATAGGAGGAGATCTTGTTCATTCTAAAACAGATATTTCACCTGAATTAATAAAGCTTCTCTCGGAATTTTTAAACAACCTAGCAAATCTATGTCCAACTTTAGTTATACTAGGAAACCATGATACTAACTTAAATAATAAATCACGGATCGATGCTCTTACGCCTATTGTCGAGCTTATTCAAAATGAAAACCTGCATTTTCTAGATGAAAATGGATATTATAAGTTTGCTCAACTAGGTATAAATGTGTTAGAAGTTTCAACCGATCCTAGCGAGTTTCTTCCTATCCATGGAATTAAGGATGAAGAAATCAAGATAGCATTTTTCCACGGTGCTGTAGATGGAGCTAAAACGGACTTGAACATACAGTTGAAGAACGATAGGGTGACAGTAAAGACTTTTAAAGATTACGACTTAGCCCTCTTAGGAGATATACACAAAAGACAGTTTGTCTCTACAGAACCTTATATCGCTTATCCATCCTCGTTAATACAACAAAACCACGGAGAATCCTTAGCAGGACACGGATTACTAGAGTGGGATCTTTCTTCTATGACTGCAAAAGAGGTTAACATACCTAACGACTACGGATATGTAACGTTAAATGTAGAAGATGGCGAGATATTAAATTGGGATGAATCGTTTCCTCAAAAACTTAGAGTAAGACTAAGGTTTAAGAATACGTCTTTAGATCAGAAGAAGCTTATACAAGCTATGATTCGACATAATCGCACTGTCGTAGAGATGACTATTCAATCTGAGACTGTTTCTACTAGTTCACAGAACGATGAATTCACTATTCAAGACGTGAGAGATGTAGGGTATCAAAACGAACTTCTAGAACAGTATTTTGAAAATGACGAAGATGCTCTTAAAAAAATTGATGCTATAAGAAGTGTTAACAGAGAAGTAAACAGTAAGG